ATATAGAAATGTACAACGACCCAACGCGAAAGTATTACGTATCGCGGATCGGAAACGCATCGGTATTCGGCAGCGAGCGCCGGTGCTACCTGCAGATTAATGACGTCGTCACAAAAGCGCTGGTTGCTGCAGGCAAGAACATAACGGGATTTTGGAAGGTTGATTCTATCCAGAAGGGATTCGAGCGCATTGATATATTATCGACCACCGCTCCTATAAAGGTGATTGGGTCAGCTACAATAAACTGGAATAAATGCTATTCCTTAAACGGAGGATTTAAGGCTGGCACCGATACGACTGCAGTATTGGGCTCTTCTGTATTCTTCGGGAAGTCCAACCTGGCATTTAATGCTACGTTCAGTACTGACAGGATTGTAGCGCCAAAAAACTTATTCATCACAAAGGGGTTCGACCTTCAGCTCTTCAAGTCTAGTTTTATATCAAAAGACTTTTCAGAAGGCGGCAAATTCGGACTTATCTGGGGTATCAACAACCCCACCCCGACAATCCTGTACGGAGAAGCGGTTACGGTACCACACGACCAGGTTTCAAATGGTGATGTCATCCGCGTATTTCATGAATTGCCCAATGATATCCGTCTGAACTCCCAGGATCTGATAGTGGTAAAGACTGATACCACTGGCATATCTGCAAAGGACAGTTGCAATAGCCTGTGCATAGGAGACTCAAATACCGACTATGATCTTGCGACCTATCTGTATGACCGGCTGACTGTTGAGCGCCGTGCGAAGATCCGCACGCTGGGAACCCGCAAAGACGGATCGCCGCAGTACCGGAACGAAGGGCGTGCGTCCTGGGAATTCGCAACCCTGGTAGGCTGGCAAACTGCCTACGCCGGTACCATTTACCGCCCTACTTCAAACGATAGCGGTAACCTGAACCAGAATCCATTTATCCGAGTAGCTACAGCCGGCGAGATCGCCGCCCATCCGGAGTGGTGTTTTGAAAATACTCCGAGTGTGACAAACGGCGCCCAGGGAAAAGACCGTGAACGCAATTGGACCCAAAGCCAGGCAGCAGGGGGCTACACTGGCCCGTATTACACGCTCGACTGGGACTTCTATTTCAAGACCGTACTGAAAGGAATTGACACAACAAAAAAGCTTGTGGTTATGTGCAACTTGGGCTTTAACGATCTGAACCACCATTCGGGTGCCGATTCGGTTATCGATCAGACGCTGGTATGCCTGGATATGTTCTGCCGGAAGCTCTACGCGTACAAACCGAACGTGATCATCGGCATCTCTTCTCTTATAGATGTAGGTGTAACAAACATGTGGGACAGGTTTAGTCTATTCCGCGAGCGCGTCACTACTCAGACGATTCCTGCACTGCAGGCAGCAGGGATTAAGGTTGACGAGCCCGCCGTAATATCCAGCACCAACAGGAAACAAGGCTTTGATTTCAGCTATAGCACAACGCCTATATCGACATATGGAACCAGCTTATTGGGTAGTTCTGCCGACAATATACACCCAGGAGCGTTAGGACGGAAGCAAATGGCAAACGGCCTGTTTAACTGGCACCTTTCAAAACTCTAATTTTTTTAACCTATAACCCTTAACCATAAAATGAAAACCAAATTCCTGGCCCTCCCATTGGCCGCCACGCTTGTAGCGACATTTCAAAAATATATATTCGGCGACTTCGAATATGTCAAATGGCTTCTGATCGTTGTTCTCCTGGACCTGATCACCGGTATCACCAAAGCCTGGATCCAGGAGAAAACACATAAGGCAATCACCAGCAAAGGGCTGCGCATGACAGTGGTGAAATTTGTTCAATATGGAGCATTCCTGGTTGTAACTCATGTGCTGGCAAACTTCCAGGTTAATGGCGCTGGCTTGCCAGCATTTTCGTTCATTGACAGCTGGGCTTTCTTCCTGTTGATGCTTATCGAAATCAAGAGTGTGTACGAGAACATTGTTGCAATAGATCCGCGCTGGGACTTTATCAACAAGATCCTGGCCAAAATAAACTCCTTCATAAAATCCGACCCGAAATAATGAAAAAGCTATTTGCGCTCCTGGTACTGCTGGCGGTCCTCTTTACAGTTATCTGCGTAAATGCTGGGTGCAGGACTGTAAGTAAGACTAAGTCAAGCACGGTGACTGTAACGGACAGCACAACAACAAAATCTGCCACTTATGAAAAGGAGACAGTCACTTCTGAAAAGAGTTCCGCTCCGTTTACATACAACCCTGGAGATCTGTACGGCCAGGTTGACCCGGCCGACACCTGTGACCAGGTAATTGAAACAGACCAGTATAAGTTGACCTATAAGGCGGACAAGACCAGCGGTAAGGGCAACATCAACGTAAAGGGAAAAGACCAGCAGCTGCAGCAGCCAGTAGACAAAACCACCACTGTAAGGGAGAAAGGCACAGAAGCGTCGCAAACTACCGTTAAAACCCAAACGACGACGACTGAAACGAAGAAAGCGACTAAACAGTCTTGGCTCTTGTTGACCGGCCTTTGCTTGTTGGGGTTACTAATACTTATCATCATCATTAAAAAAATCAACATCTGGGAACTGATTGCATGACCAGGTTTCAGATGTTGATTCCCGATCCTATGACAAATTTTGAAATTGCTTATAAAAAGACAGGAATAGTAGAAGCCGGCTACGTGATCAATAAGAATGACCCGGGTGGCGAAACCTGGGACGGGATTGCCCGCAACAGACATCCCGACTGGTTCGGATGGAAGCTGATCGATCAGCTGAAAATGCAAAAGGGCTTCCCGGGCAATCTTAAAGGGAATGCCGAGCTGGAGCGCTTGAAGAAGGAATTTTATTACCAGGTGTTCTGGAATTGCTTAAGGCTCAGCGAAGTACAAAATCTGACCAATTCCTTGAAGATCTACGATATCTCCGTCAACCTTGGCGCGCCCACTGCAGGGATAATACTGCAGCGCACGCTTAACCTGCTTAACCAAAACGGTAAATATTATAAGGACCTGGAGGTAGATGGAAAAGTCGGCAGGCTGACGATCTCCGCGTTAAACAGCCACCCGCGTCCGGACGTGGTGTTTAAATGCCTTAATGTCCTGCAGGGGGATCATTATATCAAGATCACGGAAAAGAATGCCAAGCTGGAGGAGTTTATCAATGGCTGGTTCTCCCAACGAATTGCGTCGATTGCCAGTGATCACATGAGCAACATCGCCTGATCACCGGCGAGGGGAGAAGGTATCGCCGCCGCTTTTTTAAGTTTTCTCACGACATTAAAAAAATGCAAAATGCACGAAACGCGACGGCGAATGCCGTTATTGTTTCGTGCATTTTAACATCGTGAGAAATACAAAAGTACAATTTTAACCAAGAATAGATCAAAGACAAACAGATGAAAACACCAATTAGTTACTATGGCGGCAAACAGAAGCTTAAATCAGTTATCCTCCCGCTCATACCTGAGCATAACCTTTATTGTGAACCCTTCTGCGGCGGCGCAGCCATCTTTTTCGGGAAGGAGCCTTCGCGGGTAGAGGTTATTAATGACACCAACAGCGAACTTATAAACTTCTATCGCGTCGCGCAAAACCGGTTTGTAGAGCTGAACCAGATGGTGAGTGTGACGCTCCACTCCCGCAAATTGCATCGGGATGCGCAGGTCGTATACGAAAATCCGCATCTCTTTGATGAGGTCAAGCGCGCCTGGGCGGTTTGGGTACTCAGCACCCAGTCATTTGCAGCAATGCTCGATGGCAGCTTCGGCTATGACAAGTCTAAAGATACCACTACAAAAAAGGTGATCAACCGGCGGGACGCCTTCAGTGAGGAAATAGCCATTCGCCTGCAGCATGCAACAATAGAATGCGCCGATGCGTTGTATGTGGTCCAGAGCCGGGATAAGGAGGATGCATTCTTTTACATAGATCCTCCATATTTTAATAGTGATTGCGGCCACTACGATGGATATTCTATTGAAGACTTTGAAATGCTATTAAAGGTACTCAGTAAGCTTAAGGGAAAATTTCTGCTCTCCAGCTATCCCAGCGAATTACTGACCAAGTACTCAAAATCCAATGGCTGGACCACCAGGGTCTATGAGCAGGGGGTAAGTGTAAACTCCAAGAGCGGTTATATCAAAAAGAAATGGGAAGTACTAACCTCTAATTATTAAAGCCTAAATGTATGAACGAACAGAAAATGGATGAAGCTGTAAAGGCCTGGATGAACAAGACGAACACAGCGCTAAAGCAGAAAGCAAAATCACTGGGCATTGAACACCGGTCGGGTAGCCCCAGCGGCAGTTCTTCGGTGGAAGGCATAAAGGCAACCTCCACTAAGAATTTCGGCATCGTTAGTAAGATATCTTTCAAATTCGCCCGGCACATGATCTTTGTTCATAAAGGGGTCGGTAAAGGAACACCGATTTCAAGCGCCGGGCAAACGGCCCGTAAAGCAAAGGAGTGGTTTGAACCTGTCCTGGAAGACAACATAGAAGAGCTGGCAGATATTGCCGCAGACGAATTAGGAGAATCAATAACCAATAATTTCAAATTATAGCCCCGGATAACCGGGGCTTTTTTGTGTCCTTTCCCGACCTGGTCAGCTTGGACAAATTGCAGGCATAACCTGTAACCATGGCATCCTCGACTCCCACCAGCCGGACGATCAACATCTACATCAATAGCCCCTCTGCACAAAAAACACTCAACGACCTAAATGCGAGGGCGGAGAAGCTCACCAATTCAATTAAAAAAGGAGAGGCGGCGGGCAAGGATATGTCCAAAAGCATGACCCAACTCGCTGCGACTAAAAGTAAAATCAGCGAACTGGAGGGCGTGATTTCCGGCAAAATGGCGCCGTCTTTAAACATGGCACGCACCCGGGCAAATGAGCTACGGCGAGAGCTGGAACGTATGAGCGCCGATGCTCCTGGATACGCTCAGAAATTTGCGGAGTTCCAGCAGGCGCAGAAGATTTTCCAGGGTATACAACAGGAGATTCGCGGCGTTGGTTCGGTACTTAATGGTACACAAAAACAGGTTTCAGCATTCTGGAGCCAGGTGCGGACAATTTCGATTGGGTCATTTATAGGCAATGGGCTGCAATCGCTCATAGATAAGGCTGCTGGATACTTTTCGGATATCATTGGCAATAATGCAAAGCTGAGCGATAGCCTCTCCGATATCCAAAAGGCGACCAACCTGAGCGCAAAGGAGGTTGACTACCTGAATACTGCCCTGGCCAAATTGGACACCAGGACAAGTATGGATCAGCTTCGGGAAATAGCTGTAGGCCTGGGGCAGATCGGGCAGGCGGCTAATGAGTCATCGGTTGCCGCGATCGATAAAATTGTAGTTGCCCTGGGCGATGAATTTGGCGGTGGCGCCCGCGAGATCACCACAGTACTTGGCGTACTCCGCAACAATCTGCAAGACATAAAATCCGGGAACTATGGAGATGACATGCTCCGGATCGGCAATGCATTAAATGTCTTGGGAGCGGAAGGTTTGGCAACAGCGCCGGTGGTGGTGGATTTTGCAAACAGAATGTCCGGAGTCGCCTCAACATTTAAGTTAAGCAGCGGGCAGATATTGGGAACAGCAGCAGCAATGCAAGAGTTAGGGATTCCTGCAGAACGTGGATCTACTGCCTTCATAAAGCTGTTGCAGAAAATGTCTACTGAAACCAAAACATACGCACACGTTGCCTCTTATGCCGGCATTAGTACGAAGGATTTCATTGACCTGCTCAATACTGACATGCTCGCGGCGTTAAGTAAAGTTTCTGAGGGTGTAAATGCTGCAGGCCAGAATAACGTCCAGTTGGGCAAGATCCTAAAAGACCTGGATGCCGATGGCAGTGGCGCAGGCGAAGTATTGAGCAAGCTTGGCACTAATGCGGAGCTGCTAGAAGGAAAAATTGAATTAGCGACTGGTGCACTCCAAAACAATAACAGCATCTCGCAAGAGTTCAGCTTAAAGAATAACAACCTGGCAGCTGATCTTGCCAAAGTTGAAAAGGCATTTTCCAGTCTGGCGACTTCACCTGGTGCAAATGGTTTTGTCAGCAAAGCAATAGGTGCAGCTTCAATTTTTGCAGGGCTGCTAACATTCATCTTTGGCCACCTTGGTACAATTACCACACTTATAGGCCTGTATGCAGCAGCATGGATTCTCGCAAACAATCAAATGATCATCCATAACGCGCAGTTACTTTATTACAATGCCAGGATAGCTATTAGCAAGACTTTACTTACGATCGCCAGTGCAGCCCAGGTAATCCATACTGTTTTAGTCATGGCAATGACCAGAGCCTACGCAGCAGCAACACCAGTTGTAACCACTTTCAATGCGGTTTTCGCGGCTACTCCATTTGGTGCAGCTCTTACACTTCTTACTCTTTTAGGGGCTGGAATTATTGCGACAACTGCGCTAGTTTCCAACTATACTACAGCCACTTAAGAGTTGACATAAGCAAAGGTCTTGAACAATGAAATTGACACTACGGCAAATAAGAACATTGCAGAAACAAGGGCGAAAATTGCTACACTAGTAGCTGTAATCAATGATCACAACGCCAGTCAGTATGTAAGGATCCGCGCGCTTAATGAGCTGAAGGCCTTAGCTCCGGAATACTTGAACAATCTGACACTCGAAAATAGCAGTCTTGCTGAAGGTAAAAGGCTGCTCGAGGAATACAATAAGCACCTTTTTAATAAGGCGGCATTAGAAGCAGCACAGAGCCTCCAGTCGGATAAATTAAAAAAAGACATAGAACTCCAGGAAGCGGAATATAGGCTGCAACAGAAGCTTTCAAATGGGAAAACTGATATTTCTGATCTTACAGATGATGAACAAAAGCTTCTTAGTGGGGCACGTAGAGCTGCACCTTTTTCTGCATCAGTTATTGATGCACTCAAAGGCTCCAAAAATAGCAGTGCTGCACTTGAGGCAATAAACAATATTAAAGCCCAGCGGGCTGCCCTTGCTAGAGAAATCGATTTGACTAATACGATCGTAAAGGAGCGGTATACAAAGCTTCAGGAGACAATTAAAGAAGGGCCTAAAACGGACGATGGAAATAAGAAAACAGGAGGGGGATATGAAAGTGAATTGACCGATGCCGAAATAGCGAAGCTGAAGCGACTGGAAGAAAAGCGGGAGGAGTATAACCGCAAGGTGCTTGCAATGGAAGCAGAAATGAAAGCTGCTTCGGAGAGTAACGACGAGGCTGAACGGCAGCGAATCATCAATAAGTATGACACGCTTGAGGCTGAAGCGCGTAAGTTATTTGCTCAGCATCAGGACCTCGCCCGTCAGCTTGCAAATTTGAGTGCTGCAGAGCAGCAGGAACTGGACAACCTGAACAAAAAGCTTTTTGAGAAACTCAGCGCAAAAGAATATGCTGACACGCTGACAAAGGTTAAGACCCATTTCAACCAGGTTCGACAAACCGTAAACGACTCCTACCTGAACGGCGAAATCAGCCAGGCGGAGCATAGCCGGAAAATGATCCAGCTGGAGCGCGAAGAATACGAAGCGCGGGCGAAGGTGGCAGCTGACTATAGCGACACTGTTGCAAAAGCGCAAGGTGACATTGAAAAGTTTCAGGAGGAGGCGAGCGACCGGAAAGTAAAAGAGGCAGAAGCTGACAGGACAAAAAATAATGATAATACGCTGGCGGGTCTTCAGGCCGCGATCGCAATAGCCAGGATCGGTAGCAAAGCCGAATTAGACGCCAAAAAGGCCCTGCTTCTTGCAAAGCTTGAGATGGACAAACAGTATTACGGTGAGTCATCCCAGAAAGCGATAGAAAGTGAAGCGACAACCAAGCGAGAGATCGAATCATTGGATCGGGAGTTCTTTCAGAAAAAAATTCAACTATGGCAAGACGTTGGCAATCAAATCTCTACCATTTATAGCGAATACCTTTCCTTTCTTAACCAGCGCGATCAGCAACAGCTGGATAATGACAGCGCTGCAAACGATAAAAAACGGGATAATCTTCAAAAGCAACTCAATTCTAAAAAGATATCACAGGCGAAGTACGACAAAGAAGTAGCGAAACTGGATGAGGAAAAAGCCAAAAAGGAACAAGACCTTAAAGTAAAACAGTTCAAGCGAGATAAAGCTGCAAAGCTGGTGCAAGGCGGCATTGATCTCGCAGCCGGTATTGCAAAAATATGGAGTGTCTGGGGAGCAAATTTACCAGAGGCCCTTATCCTGACAGGTATTGAGACCGCAACCAACCTCGCTCAAATGGCATTTATTGCCGCAGCCAAACCACCGGAGTACGCAACAGGCCGCAGACCAACCGGTAACGGAGGCATCCCTGAAGGTCCAAACCATGCCAATAACGGGATTAAGCTGGTGGATGGCATAACTGGCCAGGTAGTAGGAGAAATGGAAGGTCAGGAGGCGATATTATCCAAGAAAACTGTTGAGAACAATCCGGAACTCGCAAATCTGCTGCTCGACTCTTCTATGTACAATGGCGGCAAAAGGGTAGCGCTGCCCTGGCTTTACCGGCAGGCCGCTCCGATCAATACCGGCCGTGCAATAGCGGCTATGCAGTTCAATCGAATGTACGCAGCGGGTGGTTTTGCCAGTCAAAAGACACCGCTGGAATCGGCCACAGCGTCGGGCGGCACTTTCAGCATGGACGAAGAGTCCCTCGCAGTATTCAAAGACTTCATCTTCCAGCTTCAACAGGGCGTTAAAGCAAATGTCGTCTACACAGAGTGGGATAAGGTTAACCGGGAAATTGCCGATCTCAAAAAGGCCGGTTCTGCTAAGCCTTACTAAAAAAATGTGTCCTTTCCCGCGGCTCTCCAGGTGGCGACATTTGACTCCATGCAAACAGTTTCACTGCAAGAAGTTATTACCAGGATAGACGCCGGCGAAGTGTTCGACGTTGAAATCTGCACTGCGGATACTACCAAAGGTACCGGCGGGCGTCTGGTGGCATTCTCCAGGGTAGTAAAGCATACCCGGCAGCAGATCCCTGAGCGGGAGCGCAAAAAGACTGTGGCTGAAATAGAAAAGGCCAAAGTGGATCCCAAACACAATCTTCACTTTACCCGCAATATTTACCTGCAGGACATCCGCGAGATCCGGAAGATTCACCTGCTACTGATCACCTTATTTAACGGCAAAAGAGTTCTATAACCCATGATACACAAAACCCGAGGAGGCGTGATTTACGGATCTACAGGCAAAGTCCTTATCCTGGATCCATCTGCAGAGCGTTCGCTTTTTGACAATAAGACCACTATTACCCTACCTTCTGATCAGACCGCCGAAGGCGACATTGCCTTATGGGGTACCAATAACCTGCAGCCGCAGGAGATGATCAAGGACATCGAGAACACCGGCGTACTCAGTGCCGCAGTCGAGATAAAAGCTCGAATTGCCCTGGGCAAAGGCCCGATGCTGGCAAAAATTGTAAACATCGACAGCTCAGGTCAGGAGGAACTGGAATTCGTCAACGACCCTATGATCCGGGACTGGATGGACGCATCTAACTTTTTCGTGGACAGCTTCGCCCTGGCAAAAGATTTGCTCGGGACCGGCAACCCATTCGACCAGTTGGTGCTCAGTAAAGACCGGAAAAGCATTGCAGGTTTCAGGAGGATGGACCCGACAGAGTGCAGGTTTAGCAAAATGAGTAAGACTACCAGGAGAAGCGATTATGTTTACCTGAGTTCGGACTGGGAGGAATTCAGCAATGCAGAAAAAGCCATTACGGATGAGCATATGGCTAAGATACCGCTGCTTGATAAGTCCATGCCTCTTATGGACCTGCAGCAACGTAATGATGGCAGCTTCTTATATATGTTGTCCGCCCAGTACCCGTTATTTGGTCGGAAATATTACGCACTCCCGCTTTGGTCCCCTGCTCGCGAATGGGTTAAAATGACCCAGGGTATACCGGCGCTCAAGAAAGCGATGGTAAAGAACCAGATGAACATCAACTACCTGGTAAAGATTCACCCGCAGTTCTGGGTGAATTACGACCCAAGATATAAGGCTGCATCGCCCCAGGATAAGCTTAAGATCCAGGAGGAGTTTTACTCTAAGATCGAGGAGTCTTTGGTTGGTGGCGAGAATGCATACAAAAGCCTTTTTGCAACCATGATCCCAGCCCAGGATGGCAAACCTGCAGAGCCGGCAATAGAAATCACTACCATAGACGATAAGTTGAAGGAGGGAAAACTGCTGGTTGATTCAATGGCCGGCAATTCCGAGATACTTTTTGCCTGCCTGGTCAATCCCGCCCTTATCGGCGCAGATATGCCCGGCGGTCCATATTCAGGCGGCGCCGGCTCTGGCAGCAATATCCGCGAGACTTACCTGGTGCAAGTGCTCACCGGCGAGATCGAGCGCCAGTTGATCAGCCGGCGTTTTAACCTGGCAAAGCAATACAATGGATGGAACCCGGAGTATGTTCTTCGTTTCCCCAATCAATTACTGACCACGCTGAACACCGGCGGCAAAACTTCACCTGTAGCATAATGTCACTGATAACCACCCCCGAAGACCTTAAACCGTACCTGCCGGTCCCGTATAACAATAGGCTTAATTCCTTGCCTGACTTCACGCTTGCCGAGGAAAAATATTTGCTGCCCATTCTTGGTCAGGCGCTGTATAATGAAACGTTGCAGCCGAATCCCAGCGGGGATATGACGACTTTGATCGGTAAATGCAGGGCAGTGATCGCTCCATTTGGCTATGTCGACCACATTGATTTTCTCCAGGTGCAGCTTTCCGATAATGGACTTGTTGCCCTGGAGCCGGAGCAGCACCGCAAAGCATATAAATGGGAAAATAATGCCGTAAAGGATACCCTTACCAATTTGGGATTCAGCAGGCAGGAGTCGCTTATTCAGTACCTGACTACTAACAAAAATACCTATCCCTTGTGGTCAAACAGCCCATACAATAACTCCGACTTCGCCTTTATCCGTAACGGGGAGGAGTTAAGTACTGCTATTACCATTTACCAGCCACATCGCAGTTTTATGACGCTCAAACCGCTCTTTGCTGAGATTGGGGAATTGACCATAAAAAGCGCACTCAGTGATCAATACTATGAAGATTTGTCCGAGCGGCTGCTTGCTGGTACCGATGAAATTTTGCCTGAAGAAAAACCGGTGCTGCGCCTGATCAGGATGGCCGCGGCCAGACTGGTTATGATAAAAGCTGCAGGTGTAATGAATGTGCGTTATTCTGCCGGCGCAGGGTTTACGATAGCAGATACAGTTAAGGACAGTCCCAATGAAGGCAGAAAGAATGCCGACCAGGAGCAGCTTTATGATTTCAAAAAAGAGCTACAGCTATCCGCAAATGCTTTATTAGATAAGGCGACGAGCATATTGGACACCGGCGCCAGCGCCACCGCCTTCCCATTGTATTACAGTAGCGATAAATATATCAATCCGCATGTTTCAGGGATGAAGCTAAGGTCGGACAGAAACGGAATGTTTACATTATGATAGCGCTGGAATTGCATACAAATAATGGCATCACGCAAAAGTTGATGCCGGAAAACTGGAACGAACTGAACCAGGGACAATTGCTTATGATAGCAAATTCAGTGTTCAAGGAAATGAGCAATGAAGAACTGCGTGTGCGACTTGTAATCATCCTGGCAAATCTTTCCTTAAAAGAGCTGCGCCGCATTGAACCGGAAGTTATGCATGAATACTTGTTTCCACTGACAGACTGGGTGATGAACGACTGCGATATAACGGAACAAAAAATTCCGGTTTTAACCAGGCTGTTTGGCAGGAATTTCTATGGCCCGTCCTCCGAACTTATGAACCTGCGTTTTTGTGAGCTGGACGCTGCCGAGCAAGAGCTATACGACTGGCAGCAGGACACCTCCAAAATGGAATACCTGTACCGCTTTGTTGCTGTCTTGTATCGACCAGGCAAAATGAGCTTTAAAAAAGGAGACATAACCGCTGATCGAAGAGTTGCATTTGATCAAAGCCAAGTTGCCAGGCATGCCCGGATAATTAAAAGATCCGTCCCAACTCACAAAATATTTGCCATACTACTTTGGTACAAAGGCTGCCGGCAAGCAATAGTCAATCTATACCACAGAGCCTTTGATCCTGCCGCCGGGGATGCAGAAGGTGGCCGGCCTCAATACTTTCCGCTTATGCGGATGATTGCTAAAGAGGGCATTTATGGCGACATCGACAAAGTAGAGCAGATGTACGTACATACTGCGCTGATGGAGCTGGAAGCAACCATAGAGGAAAAAGAAGCGGCAGAAGCAGCATTAAAAGAAAATCAATAACATGAGGCATCAATCTTTAATATCAATATTTGAGGTCTTTGCGGAACAGCATAAAGAGATCCAGCACGGCGCCGGCGGGCGCAAATCTTTTTTCCGTATAAACAAGGAAGCGGAGATCATCAATGATTCAAGTGTTCGGGTAGACTACCCGGTTTTGCTTGTTCAGAATGCGAGCGGCAAATACAAAAGCACCGGGGATGTTTCCGATGACACTACATGCGTCTTCGAAATCCGGACAACAGTACAGGGAAGCGGCAATTTTGACGAGATCGAAACCGCCAGGGATAAATGCAAGTTCATCGGTGAAAACATCATCGCTCTGATTGACAGCATATGTGAAGATGAAGGTTATTGCGGCCCGATCGACAGCATTGATATTGACCAGGTTTTTTGGGAGTTTACAGGCCCGGTTAACACGAATGAATATGGCTGCCAGTTTCGTTTTACTTTCCAAAAAACAGCCTATGATCCTTATTCATGGGATCCTGAGCAATATTTTAATCTTGAACATTTTGAAAATCTTATTGATTTTAATGATGCCCCATTGATAGACTACAATGGTGATGCATTGAAGGATATAATTTAATAATATGCCAACAGCAACATTGATTCTTAATCCTGGATATCCCGGCGCACTGCTATGGTCTAAAAATACCATGTTCTTCCGGTTTACCGCGCTCTTTTGGGGGATAAACAACCTGATCATAGACGTGCAGGACGATTCCGGTTCGATCGCCACCCTTTCCTATGCGATATTACAATCGGTAACTCAGATTGACCTGCAGAAGGTTCTTTCAACCGTTGTTGACCCGAGCAGGCCTGCGGATTTATCAGCCGGACTTCCAATTGCCACCTTTCAACAGGTTGACGCTATAAAGACCGCAAAAGTCTATTATAGGTTGTCCTCAGCTCCCGCTCCAGGTACCCTGGCAACATTTAAGGTCATGTACGGAGGATTGGGGACTATGTCATTTATGAACGAGGGGGATGTAAATACTTACCCAGGGACAGTAAATGTATCCAAGTTTCTCCCTGACGGCAATCGCTTGCTAAGTTATGTGCCGACAGGAAGGATGATGGACTATAGCGAATACGGATGGCTGACTTATTTCCAGGAAGTTGAGGCGCCTGTCGGACTTACGCCCCAGGCAATATACATTTTGACCTACAATGACAATACAGTAAGTATTTTCTACAAGCCTTTCCCTGCCGGTAGCCTGGCAAATACAGTTTGGTATATACCTGTTGGCATTCAGCAAACAGGCCTGGATCCAACATCAAAAGGAGTCAAGTCTCTCGATATTACAATTGGTGCCGGCGGGCTTGGCGGGACTGTTTATGCATCTTACTCCATATCCTATACAGACACACCTTTATACACCTGGATGGATATCGGTTACCGAAATTCCCTGGGAGGATGGGATCATTTCAGATTTAAAGGAAGGATAGAGTTTTCCACTGACGCTGTAAGGAAGGACTATTTCGTCCGGGGGAACAGGTTTGGATCAAATCCCTATTTCGATACCACCATGCGGCCAAAATGGAAGGCAAACACAGGGTATATCAGCGCGCAGCATATGACTGCGCTCAATGATCTGCTGCTTTCCACAGACGTCTGCCTTCTTTTTGAAGGTAATTATTACCCTATCAGGTGTACAAGCAAAAGCCTGAAGTGGCGCGACACAAAAGATGGGCTACATAACGAGGTATTTGAATTTGAAACTTCCGGAGACTTCTCTGTGATGCCCACTCAGTTAATGCAGTTTTTTAAACAATACCCTGAGAACCGATGATTGAATTAAAAATTAATGGAATTGACATTGCGCTGCCTGCAGGGTATAAGTTAACCCGGGAGGTGGAGTCAACGTTATTTAACAAAGAACCAGATGTATACGATTTTACCTATCCCATTGATTTGCCGTTGACAAATAGCACTAAAAAAGCGCTAGGATTCCCAGACGTACT